GGTATATACATGGGAAAACTAACACTTATACTTGGTGGATTATTAATAGCTAGTGTAGCAGGTAGTGCTTGGTATATAGATAGATTACTTGATGAGATATCTGTTTTAAAAGCTAATGCAATAGTATTAGAAACTAAAGTAGCAGAACAAAATAATTCAATTAAAAATTATCTGGAAACACAAAAGAAGGTACAACAACAAATACAAACAATAGAAAAGCAAAAACAGGAAGCATTACGAGAAGTAAACCAACTGCGTAACACATTTTCAAAACACGACTTAGATAATTTAGCATTGTCAAAACCAAAACTTATTGAAAAGATAGTAAATAAAGGAACTAAAAAAGTCAAAGAAGAACTAATAGCTTTAACTGATCCAGATCAATTTGAGGAAAAGAATGAAGAAGATACTAACAATAATTAGTTTAGTAGCAATAACAAGTTGTTCAATGATACCAAGTCAAACAAAACCTGTTGAAGTTATGACTATTGCTAAACCAGCACCTTTATATCATCCACCATTACCAATGGAGTTACAGTTAGTAGACATTGATTGGGAAGTTCTTACACCAGAGTTAATGGCAGAATATTTAAAATTAGTAGAAGAAGGTAACGCACCTAGACAAGCTTACTACGCATTGAGTACAAAAGATTATGAAAACTTATCAGTCAACACAGCAGAACAAAAAAGGTATATTAAACAAGTTCTTTCAATTATTGAATATTATAGGGAGCTTGATAAACAGGAGAACGAAAATGAAGATATCGGAAGAGGGAAAAAGTCTAATTAAAAAGTTTGAAGGCTGTAAACTAGAAGCATATAAATGTGCAGCAGGAGTTCCAACGATTGCTTATGGGAGAACCAAAGAAGTAAAGATGGGAGATACTTGTACACAAGAAGAAGCTGATGCATGGTTAGAAGAAGAACTAGAAGAGTATGAAGGTTATGTACATAAGTATGTGTCCGCACCATTAAAACAAAATCAATTTGATGCTTTGGTATCATGGACATATAACTTAGGTCCAGCTAATCTTTCTTCATCTACTATGTTAAAACTTTTAAATGCAGGTGATTATCATACTGTGCCAAATCAAATGAAACGATGGAATAAAGCTGGCGGTGAAGTAAAGCAAGGTTTAGTTCGTAGACGTGAAGCAGAGTCTGTTTTATGGCAGGGAGAAGATTGGAGTAACATTTAATGGGACGACTTGCAAAGTATGTATTTAGACCAGGCATCGTAAAAGAAGGAACTAACTACTCTAACGAGGGTGGTTGGTTTGATGCTGATAAAGTCAGATTTAGAAAAGGTAGACCAGAAAGAATAGGTGGTTGGGAAAAACAATCATCTGATGCTTTTATTGGCACTTGTAGAAAGATACATACATATAGAGATATAGGACAAACAAACTATACAGTTTTAGGTACACACCAAAAGTTATATATACAAGAAGGTAATACTTATTACGACATCACACCAATAAGAAAGACCACAACTAATGCTGCTACTTTTGCAGCAGTTGCAGGTGCAACAACACTAACAGTCACAGATGCAGGACATGAAGCAGTAGCTGGAGACTTTGTAACCTACTCAGGTGCAACAACATTAGGCGGTGTTATATTTGGTACAGTTCTTAACCAAGAGTATCAAATAGATGAAATTGTAGATGTTAATACATACAAGATTACTGCCAAGGTTGCAGGTTCAGGATATCCAGGAACACCAAAAGCAGCTACTGGCGGAGACACAGGTAATGGTGGCGGTTCAGTTACAGCAGCTTATCAAATAAATACAGGGCTAGACACATATGTTCCATCATCAGGTTGGGGTTCAGGAAGCTGGGGTTCAGGTTCTTGGGGTACAACATCTGTTATTGATGCAACAAATCAGTTAAGACTTTGGAGCTTAGATAACTTTGGAGATGATACATTAGCAGCAGTAAGACTTGGTAGTTACTATGTATGGGATGAATCAGCAGGCGTAGGCACAAGAGCTGTAGAAGCTACATCAATAGGTGGAGCAAGCAATCCACCAACAAAAGTTTTACAGATAATGATGTCTGATATTGATAGGCACGTTATTGCATTTGGTTGTAACCCTTTAGGTTCAACAGAACTAGACCCACTACTTGTAAGATTTTCTACTTCTGAATCTAATATAGATTGGACACCAACAGCTACTAACTCAGCAGGTGGTGTAAGACTATCGTTAGGAAGCACCATTGTAGGTGCAGTTAGAACAAGACAAGAAATAATTATCTTTACAGATGCAGGACTTATATCTATGCGATTTGTAGGTGCACCATTTATATTTAGCTTTAATGAAGTTGCATCTGGTGTATCTATGATATCTCCTAACGCAGCTATCGTAGCAGATAACAAAGTATTCTTTATGGATCGTGGAGCTTTCTATACATACGCAGGTGCTGCACAAAGATTGCCATGTACAGTATTAGATCATATCTTTGGAGACTTTAACTATAACCAAACATACAAAGTCTTTGGTGGAAGTAATCCAGAGTTTAACGAAGTAATATGGTTCTATTGCTCAGAAGGATCAGAAGAAGTAGATAAGTACGTTATATACAATTACCTTGAACAAACATGGACTATTGGCACTAATGCTGATGGCTTTACTAGAACATCATGGAACGAAGCACCGACAAGGATATATCCTCTTGCTACAGGTAAACTAGATGATACTAATCTAAACTATTTATATAACCATGAGATAGCTCATGCAGCAGATGGTACAAGCTTTAGTGCATTTATAGAATCTAGTGACTTTGATCTTGATCCAGACGGAGAAGATTATGTAGCTATATCTAAACTAATACCAGATATAGAATTTAGAGATCAAAGCGGTTCATCAAACACAGTTACATTTAGGATTGATGGTAGGGATTATCCATTGCAAGCTAAAGAACTTTTAGGTTCATTTGATATAACTCCAGAATCCACATTTATAAATACCAGAACTAGAAGCAGACAAGCTAGTTTAAAAATATCTAATACTTCTAGCGATTACGGATGGAGGTTAGGAGATTTAAGATTAGATATTAGACCTGATGGTAAGAGATAATGGCAGAGAAAACAGTCAAAGCCTTACCCTTAGTACCAGCAGAGTATGATTCTGTCAACGAATCTATAAACCGAAGAACTATTGAGCAAGCTTTACAGGACTTATATTCAGAAGTAGGTCATGTAAAAGATATGCAAGAGTCTGGTATCAGTAAAGCTGTCAAGCGACATATCTTCTTGTTGATGGGTGCTAGTCATTGTTGTTTTAATGGTGGCTCTATAAGCATGATGCTTACTGCACTATCAGGTATTAAGTTGCCAGACAATGAAAAGTTATTTTTTGGCGATGGTAATGATTTACAGATTTATCACGATGGAAACCATAGCCGTATTGTAGAATCAGGTAGTGGTGACATTATTATACAGGGTGATGAATTTTCCCTAATGAATGTTGCTGGTGATGAATATATGATTTTTGCAGACAACAATAGTTTTGTTAAATTATATTATGATGGTTCTAAAAAGTTTGAGACTACGAATACTGGTGCTAAATTTACAGGAGATGCAGTAGCAACAGACGAGTTTAGAGGAGAAGTAGTCAACTATGCAGCAAATCAAGATGCACCATATCTTATTGCAGGTACATCAGGTTATACAGGTGCAACTACTAACTGGAACACATACGGATTTCAACATAGAATAAAAACAGATTCAGGTGGTGCACCTAGAGTAACTATAGACACTAGTTCCGCAGAAGTTTTTAATGTTACAAATAATAATAGAATTGGTATAGGGACTTCGTCACCTCAATCCAAGTTAACTTTAGAAAACGGATTACAAAGAATCAACGCTACTGATGGTTCTAGCGATGCAAGAATACAGTTTGTTATGACAGATGGTTCTAATTCTCCGTCAGCATGGATAGGCATTCCTAATTGGAATAAAGATGGACTATATATTTTTGGTCCAACTGCAAATGGTAACGAAGTAGCAGCATTATATACACAAGCAAGATGGCAATTTAATACAGGCGGTAGTGAAAGAGCTAGGATTCTTAGCGGTGGTGCATTTTTAATTGGAAAAACTGCACTAGGTGTAAACACACAAGGTTTGCAATTTAATGGCGGTCTTTTAGCAGTTACCAAAGATGGTGGAGAACCTCTAATACTTAACAGAAAAACAACTGATGGAGTCGTTGCTGATTTTAGAAAAGATAATACAAGTGTAGGACGTACTGTAAGCTTTGCTGGTGACTTAATAATTCAAACTGGTATTACTGGTCTTAGATTTAACGATGCTAATGATGCTATACATCCAGTAATTGTTAATGGTACTGTATCAGATGGTGCAACAGATTTAGGTTTAACTAACGCTAGATTCAAAGACTTATATCTAAGTGGTAAAGCACAAGCAGACACATATCAATTTGCTCAAAACAGTAGTGCTGTAGGTGCAACTGATGCTATATATCGTGCAACTACTGCAACACTAGCATTTAAAACTGGTAGTAGCGAAAGAATGAGATTAAATACTACTGGTCTATTAGTAAGTGGTACAACTGTTGGTGAAGAAAATAGTTTTGCAGCAGGTTCATCAGGAAATGTAACTATTTCAAGACAATCAGGCGATCCTAGAACTATGATAAGTTTTTTAAATGGTGGCAGCACAGTTGGCAAAATCACAACATCAACTACAGCAACAACATACAACACATCATCAGACGCAAGATTAAAAGACGTTACAGGCAAAGCTAAAGGTTTAGAAATAATAAATAAATTAAATCCAGTTTCTTATAATTGGAAATTTAATAATAAAGCTGACGAAGGTTTAATAGCACAAGAAGTAAAAGATGTAGTGCCAAATGCAGTAACAGGATCAGAAGAAGATTATTACATGATGGATTATAGCAAATTAGTAACACCATTAGTCAAAGCTGTACAAGAACAACAAGAACAAATTGAAACACTTAAAAGTGAAATTGCTAAATTAAAAGGAGAATAGCATGGCAAATACTTATACTTGGAATTGTAAAACACAAGACTGTTATGTATCTAAAGATGGCAATAGTGATGTCGTATATAACGTCCATTGGATTTTAACAGCTACTAGCGATCAAAAAGATTCAGAAGGTAATGCTTATGTAGCAAGCGCATATGGAACACAAGAAATTAGTACAGATGATATATCTAGTTTTGTGCCATACGCAGATTTAACTAATACTAAAGTAAAAAATTGGACTACATCTGCTATGGGTACAGATGCAGTTAATAATTTAAAAG